ATTAAAAAAAATTGTTATATGTATTTAAAAAAAAGAAGTATTCTTGTAGTTATAATCATGCTCGCTGAGTCGTTAGCAATTACGCTAACTTATAAAAAAAGGAGTGTTTTATGCCATTGGAAAAGAAGAGAGAGTTAGATAAATTGATGAATCCAAGGTACATTTACCGCGATGAATCAAGAAGTATTGAAGGAATATTGTGCGGTGACCCAAAGCTGTTTATCGCTTTGCATGATGATTTTTACGCATGGTATGAAGAGCTTAAGGCATCGCACAAAGTAACTGACTTGGAATTTTTTGGATTATTAAAAGGAACGGTCAGTAATTCAATAAACAGATATAACGTAAGGCATAATGACAATATTAACCCAATTAATTCAGGAATAATGTCATTCAGTGGGATTGAAGACATATTAAATCAGCCCATAAATAAAGTTATTGATAAGCTCATGGTGTGCTTTTTTAAAACTGCTTTTGACACTTGTGCTTTTGATAGGAAGCTGCTATTTGATAAGATGCTCGATGCTCACATTCTAAATAAGTCAGCAAGTAAGGTTGAGCTTGAGATACTTAAAAGAAAACATAATTTAGAATAAGGGGCGAAAGCCCCTTTTCTATTAATGATTAAGTTTAGGTTTTTGTTTTGCTTTGTTTATGTATATAAAGAAGGGGACGGGTGGTGGCCCCCATGCGAACTACTCCTTTACGAATGATTTTTTTGTATATATGCTATAAAACCGGAGGTTATTTATGAGCGTATTGACAAGAGAAGTTAAAATAGATGATGTTTGTGGTTGTGAGATTGTTTTTTCTGGGAGGGTTGGAAGAGAGCTGTCTGAAAATCTTGGAAAGCACAAGGTTCATAATATGTCCAGCACTATACACTATAAGAGGTGGGATAGGATGAAGGATAGGTGTTTTAGTGGTAAAAGTAAGCATTATTCTGGTATTGGAGTATCTAAAGATTGGTCTGATAGTTTTTATTTGTTTTATGAGGAGTTTGAAAAGAATAATCCAGGTCCACCATATTCAATAGATAGAATAGACCCATATAGGCACTACTGTAAACACAATGTCAGATTTGCGACAAAAAGAGAACAGTCTCAAAATAGGAGAGTGGTAAAGCTAAGAAAAATGGCTACAGGTGTTTCATACGATAAGGTGCATAAATACTATACGGCAAAGACGTCACATGACGGAAACGAGATATATATAGGATCATTTCAATCAGAGTATGAGGCATCTATAGCATGGGTTGCTGCTGATAAGATGATAAAAATATTGACAACTCAAAAAAGCACTAATAAACTCTAGAAAACAATAAAGGAGAGTCACATGAATGAAGAACAATTAAAGTCATTTTTATCAGAGATCACAGCACTATTAGAATCAGATAAATACAGTAAAGACTATGTATTTATTCCTGGTGCAGTTCCTAGTGATACAGAATTTAAGCATGAGAGACTTAAAGCTTTAGTTAGAGACATGAAGCAAAATGGAGTATCTTTTGATTATAATATGATCCTGCAAAAGATCGAAATGCGTATTCTAGATAGATTTAATGCTGTAGTTGATAAGCACATTACTGATCAGTCGATGGAATCATTATGTAAAATGATGCACGAAGTGGATAAATTCAGATTAATGAGAGAAAAAGAGATTTTAACTGAAAAAGTTGCTAAATTATCAGTTAAAGAAGAAGTTAAGGAAGAAGAGAAACTAGAAGAAAAAGTAGTAGAGATTAAAAAGAAAAAGAGTAAAAAGTAGTTAAAAAATAGAATATAGATTATTAAAAAAATCCAGGTTCGTTAAATTTATAGAGTCCAGGTTCGTTAAAAATAATAAAATCCAGGTTTAGCTATAATTTGAATTATGTTTTATTATATTTAAAAATCCAGGTTTAGTTACTCCTTTTCCTGGCTGTTAAGGGTTTCAGTAAAAAACCCACCATTTTAATAAGGAAGTTTTTTTGACAAGTCTAATAGAAATCGAAAAAATCCCTAAAAAAGACCTAGAAAGAATAAAGCAGATGTATTTTCTAGGATTCAGTTTAGAGGAAATAACACATCAGTTTCCTGTATCAGTAAAGACATTGCGGTTTTATGTGTTTGGCGTATCAGATGATGGCACAGATCCGTTATGTTGGTATAAGCAAAAAAAGGAAGTAGATAAAACAGGTGTAATGCCTTATATCCGTGGAAAAGTAGATGCGCTAGAAAAGGCGACTGGAATGGCGTATAGGCTTTTGACGAGAGGATTAGAGGGTGTAGCTGAGAGAGTAGATAGTGGTGATTATCAGTTTACGATTGATGAGGTAAAGAAGTTATCAGATGTTGTTTCTAGTTTAGATAAATTAGTAAGATTAGAGACCGGAAAGCCTACTGATATTAATGAAGTTGTGAATATCAGTTTAAAAGAGGCGAGAGAGATATTGCGGAACGATCCGTTTATAATGGCAGAATATAAAGAAGTTAAAAAAGAAGAAGTTGCGCTAGAGGAAATTGATTTTGGGGAGAGTCCTTTTGAAAGATAATACTGATTTAGTTAGATTATCGAAAAAGATGGATAACCAGGTTATGATGCCTGATAGTGCGTATAGTGATGCCGAATTAAAAGAAAGAAAAGAGATATTTTTGGCTGGAATATTGTCGGATTTAGCTAGTGTGTGGAGTCCGCATATTGGTCAGGTTCCTGTTGGAAGGGCGCTTTTTGTAGAAGATAAAAAAGATGTTGTTGTTGAGTGCGGTAGAAAATGGGGAAAAACGGATATAGTGTGTTATGCGACGCACAGGATAAGCATGGTGAGTCCGAATTCGTTTTCGTATTATTTTACGCCTCAGCAGAATCAGATTAAAGAGATTATTTGGGATAATAACAGGATGCCTGGGTTTTTGCCGATTGTGTTGCAGAGAAAATATGTTGATTCGATAAATAATACAGATAAGAAGATATTTTTTAAAAACGGGTCGTATATAGCGTGTGATGGATCGGATAATTATGATAAAGCTAGAGGTTATAGCTGTACCGGAATAGCGGTATATGATGAAACGAAGGATTTTCATAATCAGTTTTATGATGCGTTTGATGCTAACCGGGCGATTAATGATGCTCCGTGCTTAGCTGTTGGTACACCTGGTGATGGTACTGATTTATTGACGAGAATGGCAGATACGGCGATGTTAATGCCTAGTGGAGCCTATTTTAATTTTCCAAGTAGTGTAAATCCGCATATTAGTAAAGAGTTTTTAGAGAAAAAAAGATTAGAGTATATTGCTCGTGATGAATATGATTTATATGAGAGAGAGTATTTAGCTAAACGAGTTAAGTTAGGTAGTAAGCATATTTTCCCGATGCTAAATAAGGGTATTGTTAGAAGATATGATGATATGATTGAGTGTGTTAGGAATAGTAGAAAGGATTGGGAGTTTTTTATTAGTGCTGATCCTGGTTCTAGTAAGTGTTTTGCGGTTTTATTTGGTTGCGTAAATAAATATGATAAGCGTATTTTTATATTAGATGAAATTTATGAAGTAAAATTAGGTAAAAATAGTGCTGGGAGCATGGTTCCTAGGATTTTACAGGTTATAAATGATATTAATACGAATTATAGCGAGTGGTTGGCGTGTTATGATTACGCGGCGGCTTGGTTTTATAGTGAGTTGACGTATAATTTTCCAGATTTTCCGGTGGATTTTATTCAGTGTGAGAAGGATATAAATAAGAAGGATCAGAAATTAAGTTTAATTAAAGATACGATTATTAATGGCTTTTTTTGGATGAGTGATAAGTGTAAAAAGCTATATTGGGAAATGGATAATTATAGAAGTGATGATAAAGGTGTTCCGTTAAAGGAAAATGATCACGCGGTAGATTGTTTAAGGTATTTTTATAATTTGGCAGGATATAATTATTTGCCAGATGTTAGACCGCCTAGTGATCCGATTAAGTTTGAAAGATTCAGGATTACGCCTGAAGCAGATATGGAATTTGATAATAAAAAGGAGAATGTGTATGGAGACGTGGATGATTTTCTGTTTGGTCGCTAGTTTGGTTGCGATTGTTTTGAGTTTAATTAATTTTGTGTGTAATATTGTAGCACTGGTTGAATTAAGAAGCTTTATGAAGAGTACGCATAAGGTTGAGTATATTCCGTTGGATCCGGGAAAGGATCAGGAAGTAAATATGGATGATATTTTAAAGAAAGATCTAGGGATCTAGGAGATAGTTTATGAGACAGAATGTGTATGATGCTTTTAAGGAAAAGAGTAATTACGGGTCGTATAATACGAAGCTTTTTCCGTTTATTAATTTATCGGATGAAAAGGAAGTATTGAGCTGGTTGGTTACTGATTTTAGAGAGAAGGTTGATTCTAGAAGAACTCGTTATGAGGCGATGAGAAAGATCGAGGCGATGTATAAGGGTATTGGTTATTTGCCGGATACGAGAGGTAGAAATCGCGATGAATCGCTAGCTGGTGATGATGGTTTGAATATCAGTAAATCGTTTGTGAATTTTTATAACGAAATGGTTGATGCGAAGATTGCACAGAGGACGAGATTTAAGCCGGCTATTACGGTAATTCCTAGTTCTGATTCGATTGAAGATGAGAATAATGCTGAATTAGCAAAGATTGCGCTGACGGCGAAGGCTCAGGAGATGGATTTTGAGACCATTTTTGCTGAAGGTGATAAGACGATTTTTTTAAGAGGTGAAGTTTATAACTATATTTATTGGGATAAAGATAAAGGCGGTATGAACGCTAGGTATGAGCAGGCAAAGGCTGAAGGGATTCAGTTAGAAGATGAAAATGGAATGCCTATTGAAAGCGTAAAAAATGGTGATATTTGTATTAAAGTATTAGGACCAGATAGAGCTTTTCACGAATTAAGAAAAAAGAATATTAAAGATTGTGATGATTTTTCTGTGTTGGATTTTGTTCATGTTGATCAGTTGAAATTTGATTATCCAGAAAAAGCAGATCAGATTTTTCCTGATGATATGTCTGGATATTACAGAAATCCAGGATTTGAAAATGATATGACGAATATGTGTGCTGTTATAACGTATTATTACAGACCAAATAAATATTTACCTGCTGGAAAATATGTAAAATACACGAAAAATTGCATTTTAGAGATTTCTGATTTTCCGTATGCTCACGGTAAATTACCATTTATTTTTGATACAGATATTGATGTTCCTGATGAGATTACAGGAAGACCGTTTACGGTAAATTTAGAGAGATTGCAGAGATTACACGATATGACGATGTATAGTATGGCAAAGGGATTTGCTGTATCTAGTTCGCCTAAGTGGGTTTATCCGAAAGGTGCAGTTGATCCGAATAAGTTAACGAATAAGTATGGTGCTGTTGAGTTTAAGGGTCCGAATGCTCCGCAGTTGGTGACATTTAATGGTGTAAATGCTGCGAGTGAGGGTTTGCTGAGTACGTCTGAGAGATATATCGAAAAGCAGTCTACTATTTTTGGTATTTCTAGAGGTGACGTTCCTAAAGGGATTAAAGCTGCTGTGGCGTTGCAGTTTTTAGATGAGCAAGAATTGCAGAGAGAATCTCGCGGAATGGCGAAGAGACAGAGAAGAATTATTGATACTAACAAGATGGTTCTTGAATTAATGCAGCAGTATTATAAAGGATCAGATGGACGAATGGTAAAAATGCTCGGAGAAGATAACGAGTATATGATTCGCGATATGTCTAAGGCAGATTTTGGAAATTGTGATGATATTAGGATTTTAAATACCAGTGCATTATCTGATTCTAAGACAGGTCGAGTGGCAGCTATTTTAGATATTAATATGGCGACACAGAATGATCCAGAAGGTCCGTATTTTAAAAAGAATGAGATTACACAGATTTTAGATATTGGAAATGATCAGAGATTTAAAAATCTGAGATTATCTAGTACAAAAGCGGCTCAGTATAAGATTGCTAAGATTTTAGCAAAAGAACCTTGCCCTGAACCTAGAGAGTTTGATGATTTTCTAGTTGAATACCCGTTATTTATCGAAACGATTAGACAGAGAGAGTATAAGGGCGAAGATCCAGAGATTATGGATCAATTAAAGACCTACATTATGGGAATGGAGTACCTAATGTGGGATAAGGCTCAGAAGAATCCTATTTTTAAGCAGAGAATGATGCAGTTTACAGCTTATCCTGCTTTTTATCAGGTTCCTGTTGATCAGATGATGGCTCAGGTTAGTCCACAGATGAATATGGGAGGAATGAATCCACAAAGTTTAATTAATAGTAATCAGCAAGAAGCTAAACAAGAACAAGGGGTATAATTATGAGTCAGAACTTAATCCAAAATGTAATGAGACAGGCAAATACACAGGAATCAGTAGAAAAAACAGAATCTATTGCAAATAAACAGATTCCTGATAAATTTAAGAAAGAGGAACCTAAAAAAGAAGAACCTAAAGAAGAGGTGACTACTCGTGAAAAAGAGTACAAAACAAGCAATCCGACACCAAAAAGAGAAGAAGGATCAAAGGTCGAAGATAAAGAGCCAAAAGAAAAAGAAGAAGTAGAAGACAAAGAAGAAAAAGAAGAAAAGAAAGAGTCTAATAAAAAGAAGATTAAGTATAAGGTAGATGATCAGGAAATCGAAGAAGAGGTAGATGAGCAGGATTTGATTAATAATTATTCAGGTCAAAAGGCTATCCAAAAGAGATTTACTGAGTTTGATAAGATTAAAAAGAGCTTTGAAAAAGAAAAAGCTCATATTATGGAAACACATAATAAGCTTGATAGCTATATTGGTGGAATTAAATCTCATTTTGAAAAAGAGCTTGGTGAATTTACTAAAACTGGAAGAATTTCAGATAATATTCACGAACCTCTATTTGATATGGTTGACAAATTAGGACTAGATGCACAACAATTAGATAAAGCTCTTTTTTATCACTATATTCCAAAGGTTGCAGAATTTTTAGATATGGATGATAATGGAAGAGAGGCTTTTTTTGTTAAAAAAGAAAACGAATGGCTTAAGAAGAAGCAGAACTTAATTGGTGAAAGAGAGCGACAAACTCAGGAAATGCAAACGAGACTCGCCGAAGAAAATTCACTGAAAAAGCAAGCTGGTTTAACCGAAGAGTCATTTGCTGAACTAAAAGAAGAGCTTGTTAGTAAATTTGGCTTCCCAGAAAACGAACTTGATGCGCAAAAGATTGTTGCATGGGCAAAGGAAAAGCCATCTTACGACAGAGCCGAGAATTTAGTTAAGATTGCCGAAAAAGGCGATGTTTTCAAGGTTGCTAGGTTATTAGTAGAGTTTCCTGATGTTACGGATGAAGAGGTTCTTAATTCCCTTGGTTATAAGGATAAGAAGAAGAATCAGCTTAAAGAAGAACTTAAGGATAAGCTTCCATCTAAGAAACCGGTTGTTAGTGACAGACAAAAAAGACTAGAAGAAGAAGCGTTATTAAAATTTAAACAATTTAGGAGATAAAAATGGCTGCAAATAGCACATGGTCGTTACAGACAAGAGATGAATCATTTAGAATTAAGTATGGTAAACTAGCTGAAGT